ATCGGCGGGGCACCGCCACCGCCGGGACCGCCACCGATCCCTGACCCTTGCCCGCCGCCCATCCGGCGAGTGCCGCCACCAGCACCAACCGGACCACCAGCCGATCCTCCAGCGCCGAAGCCGCCATCGACCGTCGGGCCTTGGCTGCCACCAGCACGGTTGACGCTGCTGGACATCGGCTGCCCGTCAGGGCCGATCTGAGCCCCGTAGGCGCCGCCGGAAGCCATCCCCCCAACTCCGTTCGCCCCCATCGGAAGAACGGCCCCAGAGGCTCCACCGCCAACCTGAGCGCCTGCCGCGCCGCCAGCAGGGACAGATCCGCCGCTCGGAGCCGTGGGAGCCTGCGGTTGTCCAGGAGTCGGCAACGTCTCCTGGGGAGTGTTGACTGGCGACTGAGGCGTGGGGCCAGAGTTCAGCAGCCCGAGCGGGTTCATGCCGAACTGCGCCAGGGCGAGGTTCTGCGAGAACTCGCGCGCCTTCTCGCGTTCCCGCTTGGCGTCCTGAAGCTGCTTGTCGCGGTAGCCGGCAAGCATGTCCGGGGCGAACGTGTTCAGCGCCTGCGTGCCATACATGCTCGCCGACTGCTGGAAAAGGCCGCTGGCCAAGGCCGCCGAACCGCCCGGTCGGTAGCTCTGGAACAGGTCGAGGCCCTTCCTGATCGAGTTCTGCGCATCCGTCCACAGCGACAACCGGCGACGTTCCGCGTCCTGCTCGGCGAGGTACTGGTAGTCGAGGCCGAAGTCGGCTCCGGGGCGGCCGATCGGCTTGCCGTTGACCATCGGACGTCCGGTTTCATCGAACGTGATGTCTGGCGTTCTGTACGAGTTCTCGTAAGCCGCCATGTCGGCATCGAACTTCGCCTTGTCGAACCTCGACCAATCTCGGCCATACCCAGGATTCTGAGGGTCGATCGACGGATCTCCGCTCCAGTAAGAGCGGTCCATCTTGTTCGGCATCGTCCCGGTGTAGTAGCCGGCATAAGGATCCGGGGCGAGGTTGTTGCGCCGCTGGTTCTCTTGCGCTCCGGCCCGGTTGCGGGAGTCCTTGTTCGGATGGAAGACGTCTTCGAATGCACCCATGGCTATCCTTCAATTCCTTCGCCGAACAGCGTGACGGTGAGTACCGACGATCCCTTCACCCACAGCTCGTCGCCTTCCTCCAAGGTGATCCCGGAAGGCACCACCAACGTGGTGTTGGCGGAGACCACGAAGGCGTTGTAGAGAAGGTGATGCGACGCTGGCCCGTCCGTGTCGCCAGCCGGAACCGCGTAGAGCGTGAAGGCTCCGCTGCTGCCAGCCGCGCTGACCATGATTCGGCTGGACACGAAGCTGGAGTACGGACACGCGAAGAACAGCAGATCGCTGCCCGTCGGATCCGTCGTCATCTGCGCGTGAATCGCGAGGACCATGCCTATTCCATGGTCAGGAACGCCCTGGCGTAGCTACGGCTCTCGGCTTCCTGGACAGCCAGGAGCTTCCTCACGAACTGCTCGATGCGGCGCTCGTTCTCGCGCTGCCGCATGGCGTCCGTCATGTTGCCGGGGATCAGCGTCAGGGACAGGGGTTCTTGTGGCATGGTCAGGCGACCTCGACATGCAGATCCTGAATGCGGACCTGCGCATTTCCGAGGATCGTAACGTCGAACAAGTGCCCTTGGCCAACCGTTTGGCCTTGCGCCACCTTGCGATCGCGGACCGGGCAGTCGGTGACGTGTGATCCGAGCCACGTCAGGTGCGCCGAATCGAGATCGTTCAACGTCTGATCCGACTTGGTGGGCACGCCTCCGCGGACTCGCGTGCTGATGACACGGCCTTCGCAGAAGGCGTCGTACGGCCCCGTTTGCTCACGGCTGTCCATCGTGTAGCTGACGACCAGCGGACCGCCCTTGGACGTGTCCGACTGCTTTGGGTTCACCACCGTCGTCTGGAGCCGCATCACCTTGGCGCCGATCGTCACCAGATCGCCGACCTTCATCGAGATCGACTGGTCGAATCCGATCGTGGTCACACCGCCGGAAACCGACTCGGTGGTGATCGTGGCGCGGCTGATGACCGACTTAGCGCCAGCGGTGGTTCGCACCACCATGATCTCCATTCCCTTCCACGGGGCGATGTGCGCCACGCTGGTCGACAGCGAGGTCACCGTTTGCTCCGTATCCGCGGTGAAGGAGGCGATCTCCTTGTCACCGTTCACCCAGGTGTCGTCGAGCACGTACACGCGACGATCTTGGCCGAGGAAGAACACCCTGTTGACCCCGTAGGAGTCGAACCCGCGGGTCATCCACTGGATCGGCATGGGTGGCTTCCAGATCGACCACGCTCCGGAGCGGTACGAGAACACGAGGATCTCGTCGCACGGGAACTTCGACCACGCGAGATCCTGAGAAGCCGAGCCGCGGAAGTCCTCCCAGCCGCCCAGCGTGGTGTTGAATAGGATCTTGGTCTCCAGATCCGTGCCCTCGTTGCGATCCGAGAACACGCCGAAGTAGAGCAGGCTCCGCTCGGCATCGTGGCACGCCCAAGAGTGGCGCATCATCCCGTCGCCATCGCGCAGGTAGAGCGCATTCTCGCCGCTGAACAGGTCCGCGATCGGCTCACCGATCCAAACCACCTGCCCACCCATGATCGCCACCGGACCGCGATCACTCAGCCATGCGCAGCCGCCCTCGAAGCTCACCATAGAGTTCGCGGCGATGCAGCCGAATCGCTCGCTGGCAACCTCCGGTTGCACCCCGATCGGACTTTGCGAGAAGCCGATCACGTAGGTCTTCGCCTGCGTGCAGATCACGGCCTGACCACCAGCGTCACCGATGCCTTCGATGTCGTCGTCGATCTCGTTGGCCAAGACGATGGTGTTGGTCGCGGGCGTGATGTGCGGGTTGTCCGGCTCGCTGACCTGCAAACGTGCCCGAGGCAGCTTCAGGAACGCCGTCTTGTTGCGGACCGTGCTGTCGAGGTAGTTCTGGTCGATCGAGAGCGGCGTTTCGGTGATCTGGTAGCGGACGTCGGGGAATCGACCTTCTTGCTCGTTGGCCGCGTTCAAGAAGCGGGCGTTGGTGTTCCCCAGCTTGTTGAGGAGGACTTCCTTCCTCGGCCAAGGGAACAACGATCGACTCACGAGAAGCTGCCCCTCGTAGGCCGGCGGGATGCTTCGCGAGCCTTGGAACGTGAACGTCTCCACGCCTTCGAACGGGCTCGGGATCGGCGCGGTCACGTCCGTGCTGAACGCGAAGGTGATCTCGTCGATCTGCGGGTAGATCGAATCCAGCAGACCGCCAGGGTGGTACTCGAACGTCGCCGAGCCCTTGAACATCTCCTTGCGAGACCCTGCATCACCCAGCGCACCGCCGAAGAAAGTGAATCCGCGGATCGTGCGTGACGCCTTGCAGCCCATCGGCATCTGTTCGATCACCTCGGGCACCGTGCCTTCCTGAGCCACCAAGGCGGCGTCGCTCATGTAGAGGGCTTGGTAGTGGACGTGGTGGAAGAACTCGGTGGTCGTGGTCTCGGGAGTCAGGCCGTATCGCGCTGACACGGCGCCCGGCGTTCCCAACGTGGACTGCCCACCAGCCATCGAGATCGTGCGGTCGTAGTAGAAGTCCTTGCCGTTGCGCGTAGTCCTGAACACGACGATGGCGGTCGCCAAGCACTCGTGCATCAGGTAGCCAGGGTAGTAGATCCAGAACTGGAAGCCCTGCCGGTTGAGAGCCGAGCCGACGCTGGACACCACGATCGGTTCGCTGCACAGGCCCATCTCTCCGGTCGACTCGTCCAGGTAGGCGAACTTGAACTGGTAGATACCGTTGCGGGCCGTCGCCGTAGTGCCTCCGAACACCCGATCCGGATTGGACGCCGGATCCGCAGCCGTGAAGCTGTGGAACGTGTTCGCGAGCACCTTGTCCGGGTCTTCCCAGCAGGTGGCCTTCGGGATGCCAAGCGATCTGGGGCGGTCGTAGAGGCTGTTGCCGAGCGCGCCGATGCCGTCCGCGGTGTCCGATCCGGTGAAGCTCGGAGGCGTCACCACGGGCGCTTGCAGGACGCATCCGTGACCGGGGGCCGCCAAGATCAGCCGGTTGCCGGCAACGTGTGGGACCAGACGGTAGTTCAGGCCCATCCGGCGTCGACGAGACGTGCCGCCGTTCGCCGTGGCCGCATTGGCGTTGCCTTCCTTCAGGTTGCCGGTCGCATCTCCGAAGTCACGCATCCGATTGGCAACGTGAGCGCAGCGCACCAACTCGCTCGGAGCGGCTTGGTCGTCGCCGCGGGAAAGGCTCGTCCAGATCGTGCAGTCGCTGAAGATGTCGTCCGACACACCAAGGCCGCCGCTGCGAGTGGCCGTTGGAACCCGAGCGATCAATCCCGTCTGTCCGGAGACAGTCGATACGGAAGCCCCCGACGTCGTGGCGATCGTCAACGTCGCCCCAGATGGCGCCGAAGTCAGGCGGTGCGCCTTGCCGTTCAGGATCGAGGCCAGCGATCCAGTCAGCCCCTCCAGCAGCACCCGGTCGTTGTCCACCACCGCGTTGAACGTGTTCGCCGTTGCCAGCGGGCTCTGGTTCAACGTCAGCGTGATACCGACTCCGGTATCGCTGTACGAGATGACGTGGACGAACGCCGTGCTCCCCGAGTTCAGGATCATCTCGCGGCGAACGTCGGATTCACCGACGAGGATCCATCGACCATGGACCTGCTCGATGCAGTGCATCAAGCCGGGCTTCGTCCAGATCGACATGCTCTCCGACGGGCTGGTGTTCTCGACCTCGTAGAACGGATTCCCGGCGAACGACGACTTCGGAGTGCGCTGGGCGTCGATGTGCGTTGCTTGGTAACCAAGCGTCACGTCGGCGGTGCTGCGCTGCCGAGTCTCCGGGTCGATGACGCACCGATAGCCGGGCATCATGCGGATCTCGGAGCCGTCGCTGTTCACGTAGGCGTTCTCCAGCAGGATGAACCGCCCAGGAGCCGACTTCGACAGGAGGTTCATCCCTCCCCATGGATTCGGCCCCTTCAGGCTGATGCGCGAAGATCCGATGGCGGCCATCTCAGAGACTCCAGGAGTTCGGCCACGCGCCAGTGTTCCGCAGCGTGTCGTAGCCGTCGGCTGCGGTCATGGCCTCTTGGCGCATCCGGTCGTATCGGAGGCAATCGCGCTTCACGTCCTTCCAGATGCGAGCGCACTCCGCGGAGTAGTACATCGCAAGGTTGGCGTTGCCGATGCACTCCGACAGGCGCTTGCAGGTCAGCAGGATCAGCAACTCGGTGTACTGATCGGGGATGACCACTACGTCGGTGTCGACCACGAGCTTCTGCGGAAGCTGCATGAAGTGGACGATGAACGGTCCGGGGCAGTAGTCGTGCAGCGTGATCTGCGTTCGCAGGTTGCTCGTGTGCGAGATGCCCTTCCACACCAGTTGCTTGCCGGGGTACGCCGCGCTCTCGATCCGCATGACGCGAGAGACGTTGGCGTCCAGCACGATCGTGTTCGGGAACGCTCCGGAGTCCAGCGTCGCCGACTCTGCGCGCCGCATGAACCAAGCGTTGTCGCCGAGCGTCCTGACGATCTCCTGGTAGGAGTCGTTCAGGAACATGTCGATCTCCGACGTGTCGCTGTCGTTGCTCGACGTGCTGCGCTCGAAGCGAAGACGGACGCGCGCTCGCAACGTGGCCAACGTCGGCAGATCCGCCGTGGCACGAGAAGCGTAGTTGTCGTCGCGATCGACCTCCGACCACGCGGAGAAGAACAGCTCGCCGCGAGTGACGACGCCTGCTCCGCTGTCGTGGATCCCGTCCACACGAGCCACCGAAGTGGAGTCGATGACGCGAGTGCGGCTGTCGTCCGCCGCCAACGTGGCCAGCGCCGAGTTGATGAGCGCCCCGTTCGCAGAGATCGAGGTAGTTCGGATGTTGCTGGTGATGAACGGCGTCAGGTGCGGGTTGCGCGGCGTCAGTTCCTGATCGGTGAGGAACTCACGAAGCGACGCTCGCAGCGTCCGCATGTTCGCCAGGAAGGCTGCCGTCTTGCTGTTGTCGGCAGCGTCGTTCTCGGCGATGACCGAGAAAATGCCGGGAACGAACGGCGTGTCACCGTTTGCAACGATGATGTCCCGAGCAGCCAGGATCAGTTGCTTGGTGACGTGGAAGATCCCGTTCGGCGATGCCGGATGGAAGTCGAGATGCGTGAGGTCGTAGGCCCACGAAAACGCGCCGATCTGGAGGAACGTGCCGACGTAGCTCGGGGCGAGCGTGGCTGCCGAGACGCCGATCGGAACGACGTGGATTGGCTGGTCGTAGCGCGAGCGGAACTGCCACGCCAACTCAGGGATGAAGTTGACGTACTGCGCCGACTTGTGTGCCAGCGGGCCGGTGAACGGCGTGGACTTGAAGTTCGGATACTCCAGCCCGGTCGAGTAGGTCGGCGCGAAGTCGTAGTAGAACCTGAAGTTCTCGAACGAGCAGTTGGCGGCGACGAGATCGCTCATGCTGTTCACGGCATTCGTGCCGGTGAGCAGCCGCAGCCCCTCGCCACCAGAGAGCGCCGTGATCGAGGAGCTGATGTCGACTGTGGTGGCGCTGACGAACGCCGTGATCTTGCGAGCCGTTCCTGCCTGAGCACCCGTCATCACGACGATCCACTTGCCAACGTCGGCACTCGTGAACGCCGTCGTGGCCGAGGTCTTGATGATCCGCGTGGTGGTGCCACCCGTATCCGCGGTGTGGCTGCTGCCAAGGATCTGCACTTGGCCGTTCACCGCCAGCGTCGGCGAGAAGGCCGCAGAGACCGTTGGCGTGACCGTTGCCGGGTTGGCGCTGATCTTCCGAAGCTGGCCCTGCCCCGTGGTGTTCTCCAGCACGTAGACCCACTGGTCGACGGTAGTGCCGGACACCGCCGACTCCATCGTGAACGTGGTCGTGGTCGGGACCGCGGTGATGTTGCGCGTGGCCGCCGTCGCATACGGCAACCGCGGGGTCAGCATCTTCACGCCCGGAGCCTGCGCCTCGAACGGGAAGTCGGAGGCTGGCAGCGCCGATCCGGTCCAGCGCGCCATGTCGGAACTCGACACTCCGGACAGCGGCGCAACCCCGTCCACGATCGAATTGCCGAAGATCGGAACGAGCGGGATGAGGTTGCCCACGAATCAGTCCTTGAACAAGAGTCCGTCCGACTTCAGCTTTGCCTTCAACTCGCCAGCACTCTGCTGTGCCGGGTCGTAGTAGTCCTTGCCGTACTGACTCGTGCGCAGGCGATGCAGTTCGCGCGGCACCTTGGCGATGTGGCGGATGCCGTTGCGGATCGCCTGCTTGTCGACGGCGTGCGCGCGGTTCCGGGTCTCTTGGATCTCGCGCGAGTAGCGAGCCTCCTGCCTCGCTGCGTTCGTGTTACCGCGCTCCCAACCGATAGGAACGCAGGTGTGGTCGAGCTTGATCGGGCGCTCCCGGCCCTTCACCAGCACTTCCACGTCGGAGCTGAAGGTCCGCTTGGCTGCCTTGCCACACTCGCACCCGATCGTCTCAGGAGCGAGCGTGGTGATGGTGTGCCAAGCCTCCAACTCAGCGCCGCACGAATCGCAGCGGTAGCAGTAGGTCGGCATCAGATCACGGGACGAAGTTGCAGATGCCCGCGCCCGCCATCGGGTTCTTGCAGAACAGGCCCATCTCGCCTTCCACGAAGCCCGACTCGAACGAGCCGGTCTTGGCCAGCACTTCCAGGTGGATCGGGCGCAGCACGCCGATCTTGTAGTACTGGGGCTTGATGAACAGCAGCACCTCGTTGTAGGGCACCGTCGTCGACCCGGACGACTGCGACACCGACACGCTCTGGCCCGAGATGTTCAGGTAGCGACACAGGTTGATCGACACGAGGCCGAAGTCGGTCTCGTACCAGTCCACCGTGTCGGTGACCATCTTGGCCGCCGCGTCGATGTTGCGCTCGTTGATCGGGCCGTTCGCCGTGAGTGCGAATTGCGAAATCATCTGCTTGCCGGCGGCTCCCGTGAAGCCGACCGCGCCACCCTGGATGCCAGTGAGGTTGTACCACTGGTTCATCAGGTCGTTCTTGAACATCGACTGGTCGAGCGTCGCGCCGCCCGCGTCGTACATCCACGACATCGAGCGGTTGAGCGGACCACCTTCCGTGGCGCCGCCGTCACCGAACTGGTTGCCGTTGCCGTCCAGGAACGAGTCGGCGGTGAGACCGATCTTCGACCGCTCCAGACCGCTCTTGGCGATCCAGTGGACGAGGCCCTGCGTCTGGCGCACCCAGTAGGTGCCGCCGCCGCTGTCGAGGTCCGCGCCACCAGCGACCGTGCCAGGGCTCCACCAGAAGCTGTGCTCGAAGTTGTTGCCGACCGCCTGCGTCGACTTCAAGGCCTCCAGCGCGAAGCGATCCGAGATCGCGTGCTGGCTGATCGCCCGGTTGGTGTCCGACACCGAGAACGACTGGCCCTGGATCTCGACCACGCCGCGGATCTTGGCCGGGTACTGGTCCGTGAGATCCGTGTAGGTGTGCTTCTCGGGCTTGGCCGCGATGGTGGATGCCGTGGCGCCGCTGGCCGCTTCGAACACGCTGGAGACGCGAGCGATGCGGCTCGACAGGAAGGTGTCAATCGGGAACTCGTAGAACGTGCTCTGGATCGGCATCTGCTCCAGGATCTGGTGGAGCGGCATGTCGAGCGGGAACAGGTTCGACATCTGGTCGGAGACCCCTTCCTTCATCAGGATCTCCAACTGGGTCGTGGCGGACAGGGAATTGACGGTGTAGGTCATGGCGAGTCGGTGAGGGTTGGGGAGCGATCAGGCCGAGGAGATGCCCCGAGCCTTGTTGAACTGTTCGCGGAAGCGTTGCAGAACGTCTTCCTGAGCCCAGTGCTGCACCGCAGCCCGATCACCCGCCTTCTTGGCCTCCTCGATCTTTGCCCGGTAGTCCGGCTTGCCCGGAGCCTGACGCAGATCGGAGAGCCCGTTGGTCGGCAGTCGGCCATGCAAGGCGGGATCGAACCCGCCGCGCTTGGAGGGGAACAGATCCGCGTGCTCGGACTTCGCCAACAGGAGGGCCTGCTGGTCGTTCAGAGTCGGGTTGCTGCTCTTGATCTCCATGACCTTCTCGACCTGTTCGGTGTTCAACCCGAGTTGCAGGGCCATTTCGGCCCTTGCCGCTCGCGCCTTCAGGGGCGCCACTTCGGCTTCGACTTGCTTCCGGGCCTCGGCCAACACGGCCGCCGTCAGTTCGTCGTAGTCGACCTGGGTTGACTTCTCGCTGGCGAGTGCGGCTTCGGCAGTGGCTGCGCGTTCCTTGGCCTCGCGGGCCTTCTCACGCGCCTCACCAACTGCTGCGACCGGCACTGTCTTCTGGGGAGCCGCTTGCTTGTCTTCCGTCTTCGCGGCGGACGATTCCGTCGTCATACAGTCCTCGATGTTCGCCCGTACACCCGGCGGCGGGAGGCTTTGTTTCTGCTGCGTGGGCGCCACTCACGCAGCAGCCATGGCTGCGGCTACTTGCCGCCGCGGCCGTGTTCCAGGCTGTTGTGCCCGATGTAGGTGGTCGGGCTGATGACGTGGGTGGGACCCGACTTGAACTCGGGATTGCCGAAGTGCGGCTTGCCCACGATCGTGGCCGAGAGCGTGTCGCTCTGCCCCTTCGGGTTCTTGGCGCTTTCGGTCGTGGCGTTGGTCGGCTTGCTGTCCATGTTCGGTACCTCAGTCCAGGAGTTTTCGGTTGTCCGCAATTGCGTTGGCCAGATTCTGCATCTTCGCCTGACGGCGTGCAACCTCCTCCGGCGAAAAGGGCTGCTTCTTGATGATGCAACGCAGCGCACGAATGAAGCCCTGCCGCCATCCAAGCTCATGCTCGGTCAGCGGCTCGGTCAGCATGCGCTCGTTCTCGTGGTCGACGATGCGTTCCAAGCTGGCGACGAGGAGCTTCCAGCAGTCCTGCGCCACCAAAGTCTCGGTCGCCTTGTTGGATTCCAGCTCCAAGGCCACCAAACGCATCTCGCGTTCGGCGTCTTGAAGCCGGCGGCGGATCTCGCTGGTCACCCCGTCTTCCCCTGCGAAGTTGTCCATGGTCAGGCACTCCGCAGCGTGTTGTCAGACTGGTTTACCGTGGCCCCGCCACCGCGTCCAAATCGCCTGCCCTTGCCGGTGGAGGCTGGCCCCGGATTCTCGCCTTCTGCCTGCCCCGGCGGCCCCGTGGACAGGTCTTCCATGCCAGCACTCATGCCACCAGCCATCGGGCTCGATCGGCCCGTCTCCGGGCTCTGCTGTCCACCAGCTTCCGGGGGCAGCATCTGCTGTTGCGCCTTCTGGCGTTGGTCGATCGTCGCCTGCTGCACCTTCTGGCTCTCCATCATCTGCTGGTGAGTCAGGTAGTGCTGCGCGATGCAGCGACGAACGTGGAAGTTCATGTCGCTGCTCGGATCGGCGGCGCGCTTCCACAGCGGTAGCAACTCCTGCAAGTGCTCCTCGTGGTTGTCGTCCGGATCCACGTCGATCTCGACACCGTTCAGAAGCCCCTCGTTCTCTTCCGGCTGCGGACGCAACTGGTCGGCGGGCGTCGGGATCTTGATGTAGCGATCCGCCTCTTCCGGGCCAATCATTTCGCTCATCAGGTCGTGCAGCATGGCGAGCGTGTCGACGCTGCGTGCGTTGGCCATGATGAGCGGCGCCGCACCCGACAGGACGGCTTGGAAGCCAGTCGCCTTCAGCCCGTAGTTGCGCGTGTTGTGCAGGCCGACCAGCTCGAACTCGACGTCCTCCAACAGATCCGCAGGGCCGACGTTCATCACCGTCTTCCGCAAGTCGAGGGCTCGCTTGCCGAGCACCGGGAACTCCACGTCCTCCACGGAGAACTGGAGGTTCATCTTGTGGAAGATGTGCAGCAGTTGCTCCAGCCCGTCGCCGACCGCGCGGATGAAGCCACGAGTACGACGGTTGCCTTCCTGCAAGGAGAGCGAGGCTTCGGTGGCGGTGCCGCCGACATCCTGCCCCATGTTGATGCGGAAGCTGCCGACCGTCTCCTCGATGTTCTTCTGCAACATCCCGGTGACCATCGGGGCCGCCCGCAGGAAGCCGTCCGGGATTTGCGTCATCCGGACCGCGCCGACACCCTTCAGGACTTGGCCGGGGCGGACACGGTAGAGGGTGTCCGGAAGGTCGCTGTCTTCCTCGGCGAACACCATCGGCGCACCAGCCAACCGCGCGCCTGCGAGGAACGTTTGGTTGTAGGCGTCGAGGTGTTGGTTCAGGCGCACCGCGTTGTCGAAGACGCCCGTGCTGTAGAACTCGTGTCCGCTCTTGCCGCTGCGGATCACCGCGTAGGGTCGGTACTGACCGTCCAGCGGATTCAGGCGCAGCTCCACCACGGTGTCGCCACCGACCACGACGGTGAAGTAGTCGTCGTAGGTCTCGCCGTCGTCGAACGTCTGCTTGCAGTAGAGGAAGACGACCTCCAGCTTCTCGGGCCGGCCGTCCATCTGGATCTTGGTCTGGTCGAACTGCGAGCTGTACCGAGCCGCCGGGTCACGCGGCCACGACCAAAGCTGCTGGTCGGGGTTGACCGTCTTCTGCGTGCCCTTGCCCTTGCCAACGGCGTCGAGGTTCTTCCAGCCGCGCTGCTTCCCATAGGCGCGGATCTGGTCGATCGTCATGTAGGCGCGATGACCGACGAACATCGCGTCCTGCGGGTTGGTCGCCTTCGTCTCGATGATGAAGTCGAAGGGGTCGACGAGCGCGCACTTCGGTCCGTAGAAGTCGACCACCTTCTTGGCATCCGAGACCACGACAGAACGCTTGAGGCGACCCTCGCTGTCGAAGGTGCGCTTGATCTCGCGCTTGTGCCGTCTCGTCTCCTTCCGCTCCCACCAGACGTGCAGGATGCCGGACTGCGTGAACAGGGCGTCGCGAATCCACGGTTCCAGCAGATCGCGGACCTTCGCCTGCGAGAACTGCCAGTCGATCAGGGCCTCGTTGCTGGCCGCTTCCTCGCGACGCGCCTTCCGCCGTGGTGCGATGCGGAACCATGGCTGCCTCTCCATGATTTGCTCGACCACGCGCGGGATGATCGTCTCGGATGCCTTGTAGATTTCCGGGACGTGGACGTCCTCGGGGCCGCCCTTCTCCAGCGTGTTGCCGGAGAGCATGTAGTAGATCCCGCGCCAGCGGCGCCACAGGTCGCGCATCTTCTCCGTGCGCTCCTGCATGATGCCGGTCACCGTCGCCAGCGCCTTGGTGGACTTGCTCTCGTTGCCGGCTTCGTTGCTCTCGTTGATGAGGGCCTTCTGCCAAGCAACGGCTTCCTCAGGCGTCAGTTCGCCTTCCTGCTGCGGGACGGTGAAGGTGGTCACTACGCGGCTCCGGTGACGTTGCGGGTCTGGAACGGCGCATCACCTGAGATCACGCGACCGAACAGCGTCACGTCGATCTGACCGGAGATCGCGCCTGCGACGTTGATCTCGATGGCTTCGTTGACCGCGCCCGGAATCCAGAGCCCCGTGACGGAGTCCTGGAACGAGCCGACGGTCGGCAGCATCGAGCCACCCTTGAAGATGGTCGTGGTCGTGGTCTTGTTGCGGATCACGAACGTGGTCGCCGTGCCGTTCGTGTTGTGACCCGAGATCGACCAGCCGGTGACGACGAGTCGGCGCCGCCTTGCCGTGTCGGAGGCGGCGGTGCTGGCGATCAGGGTCTTCAGGTCGGCGGCCCCGGTGGCGTTGACGACCACGCGGGACCACCAACTGTCGCCGTGAAACCCTTGCTGGATGACGTTCATCGGCGCCTCCTCAGACGAAGTAGGTGAAGAGGGACTGACCCGAGGTGTCCTGGTTGGTCAGCGTCCGATCGCCACCGAATCGACCCCATGCAAGCTGGGCTCGGTTGGTGATCTCGCCGGCCAGCACCTGGAACGCCATGAAGGACGGGATGCGGCTCTGGTTGCAGACGAGCAGCGTATCGTCCTGGCCGTGCAGCACACCGACCGCAGCAGGGGTTCCGGCGCCATCGGACGTGAGTGCGATGTAAGCGCCGAGACCGCCGTGCGGGGTGATCGAGGTGATGCCGGTTCCGGAGGCACCGAGCGAGAAGCCGATCATGTCGAGGCCGACCGACGGGAGGGCTGTGGCCGACTGCGCCCATCCCTTGACCTTCACCAGCGTGTCGGAACCCGTCTGGGCTCCGAACCATCGCGTGAAGTCCGAATCGGTCGTCGCGGATGCCACGGCGGCTTCGGTGTAGACCCAGAACTTGCTCTTGCCTGCGATCGTCGCGCCGGGAGTGCCGAACGCACTGGCCACCTCACCGCGATTCTCGGGGATGTAGCGGTAGACGATGATCCAGTCGCCGGTCTGCGTAGTGCCGACCAAGTTGGTCGAGGCCGACACATAGACGCCGGAAGCCGGCGGGCCTTGGATGCAGCCGTCGGTGTTGCCGATCAGCAGCGGTTGGGCCTGCCGCGAAGACGCGCCCTGTCGCCACGCGCGCATGATCGTGGCTCCGTTGGCCGAGAACGAGCCGGTCGAACCGTCCCAGAAGCCGATCCTGGCGTTGTCCGCCGCCGCGTTGAAGTTGTGGCCGGTGAACACCATCGACAGGATCTCGACGCGCATGCCGGCGATCGGCGGAACGATCTGCCGCGCGGTGCCGTTGGTCGTTGCCGACGAGGACACGGTGAAGGTCGACGCGACGTTCGGCAGGCGACCACCACCGCGCAGATCGCCATCGCGAATGGCCGCGAACAGCGACTTCTTGCGACCACGCACGATCAGGTGCGCGATCGAGGCCGTCTCGGCCTTGGCCGTGAACGACTGGCCCGGATGCACGACGAGGTTGCCCTTCGGACGCCAGACGAGGCGCTGGACGTGCTGCTGGTCGGTGGCACCGGGAAAGTGGAACGGCATCTCGATGCCGTTGATCTTCAGGGTCACGTCGTGGTTCGTGTTGCCGTCTTCGGTGACCGAGGACATCTCGATCTCGTCGATCAAGGCCACTTCGGTGTCACCGCAGCGGATCGCCTCCGAACCCGAAGCCGGGTAGGAGATCGGCAAGCCAACCGAGGTCGTGCGGGCGAAGAAGTATCCGGGGCGGACGTCGAACTTGCTGTTGTTGCGAACTGCGGGGATCGGGCTGCTCATCGGGGTTTCCCTTGGCCGTTAGGCCGGTGACGAAGAAGGTGGCTGCGAGTCCTTGGCTTGCTTCGCGAGGCGCTCGTAGAGGCCCGCGACTTGGCCGAAGAGTTGGCGCATGAACGGCGCGTTGGCGCCATTGCGCACGCGCATGATCTGGTCGCGAAGGCGCTGGATCTCGTCCAGCGGCAGCGTCACCATCGTCCGTTGCTTCGGACGGTAGCGGGTCGGCGGGGCGATCGAGAACTGCGGGTCAGATGCCGTGGTCATGCAACGTCTTGTCCCACCAATCGGAGTTCGATTGCTGTGGACCGTAACGCTGCTGATGGTAGGCATCCGCACGCTGCTCTGTCAACGAGAGGGCTCGACTCTTCGGACGCCACGGCTTGTAGACGCAGGCGCGCTTGTGGCCATGGCGGGGCTTCTCGTACTCCAGGATCATCGCCAGCGTGTCGGGGATGTCCTTCTTGCTGGACTCCTTGATGAACTGCTCGACCAGTTCGCCAGACGGCAGCCAGACCTTCTTCTGCGGGTCGAAGAAGCCGATCGGATTCCACAGGCACTGCTCGCCAGCCGGCCCATTGAAGACGCCGGGGATGGTGTCGACGACGAAGAACTTCTTGTTCCGCATCGGCGGTTGCAGGCGCTTGATGCGGTCCTTCTTGTGGCTCTGCGGTGGGCGCGGCAGCTCGATGGTGCGGATCTTGGTCTTGCGGGCACGGCTGTCGTTCTCGATCGCGTCCCGGTAGGCGGTGGCCAAGGCGATCTTCTCCCAACACTCGCCGACGTGGTTCACGCGGCCTTGCCACGTCTCCAGCATCTCGAAGAAGCGGTCGCCGAACTCGGACGGCTCCCAGCCGATGCCGATGTCCATATCGAGCAGGTAGAGGTTGTCCTCGGCGTCCAGGCCCATGTACGCGAGCACGGAGAAGCAGGCGTCGTCGCCCTTGCCGATCGCGGTATCGGTCAGCAGGTAACCCGACAACTGCTCCATGTCCGGTCCCCACTGAAGGTGGCGGAAGTGGGAACGCTGGAACCCTGATCCGCCGATCGCCGGGACTTCGTTCAGGTACTGGTAGATGAATTGGCGCGGGTCGCCGTCGATCGACATGGCCCGCAGCTTCTCGCGCAAGTAGGGTAGCGAGAGGTGCGGGAACGTCAGGCCACCTTCCGCTTCCTCGACGTCGTAACCACCCTTGCCGTCCTGGATCACGCGGACGCCAGCGCCGCACACGATGGAGCCGCCGCTCGGAGGCTGGAACAGTGGGGAGCGGATCAGGTCGCTGTTCAGGTCGTCGTCTGCCCAGAGGGTGCAGAGCACGACGACCTCGGAGGCGTTGGCGATGAACGGCACCAGCAGCTTCCACCGCTCCTTGCTCTTCTTGTTCTGCTCGGGCGTGGTGACGTTGGTGTGGTCGATGAAGTCGTCCAGGATCAGGAGATCGCAGCGACCGCCGGTGATGAGGCTGTCCTGCGAGAACGCGGTGAAGGTGGCGTTCTTCAGGCTGTGGTCGGTGCGGGTGCCGACCGTCCACTCCATCTCCTCCCACTTCGGCCCTTGCTGCGCCCCGAAGGTCTTCTCGATCAGCGGGGTCAGCATCATCGAGCGGATGGCGACCGACTTCGGGCGAACGATGTCGTCTGTGCGTCCGACGTAGAAGATGCGGATGTTCTTGTTCTTGCAGATCCGGCGCACCGCGTAGGCGGCGGCGATGGTGCTCTTTCGTCCGTCGCGCGGCACCATGACCATCTTGTAGCGCAGCTTCTCGTCATCCAGGAGTTGAATGATCTCCTGGGTCTTCCCGTAGTTGCGGATGCCACCTGTGCCGACGTTGATCCGGTGGCCGCCGTCTTCGTCGTAGTTGAAGCCGAGGACCTCGCGCGCCATCTCGCCCGTGTCGGTGAGAATGGAGCGAATGAAGGCGGGGTCTTTGTGGTTCACGACCCCGAACTGCTTGGTGCGCGACACGGATCAGGCGGCGGGCGGCGTCTCCGGGGCAGGCGGCGCCTGTTCCTGTTGCACGACGCGCTGGACGGCATTCGGGTGCATGGCGCAGTAGCCCTCCCATTTGGCCTCGAAGCTGCGCATCCAGATGCGGTTGATGGAGCCATCGCCGTTGTACTGGATCTTGTCGTGGGGCACGCCGAGGATGTCGCAGCGCTCCTTCACCAGCTTCTCCTCGCGCTTGGCCATGGCGCGGACCGAGAGGCGGTGCTGCTCGTTGCTCTTCGGCTTGCGGATGCCCTTGGGCAGCTTGTCGAAGTCGCGGCTCTCGACGACCTGGGCCACGGTCTGTTCGGTGGCACCTTGCTGGCGGACCTTGCGCATGGTCTCGGGATCCGAGAGCAGGGCCTGCAAGCGGGCGGTGACGAGCTTGTTGATCGACTCCTCGTCGAACACCGAAGCCTGCGGGCCACCGACCTGCCGGGTGGTGTCGACACCGTGGAACACGAAGTTCTCCAGCCGGGTGACGAACTCGTCGAGCGTGGACGAGGTGGACTCCATGACCTGGAGTTGCTTCTGGGAAGGACCGCGGTGGGTGATCCAGTTCGAGCCGTCCTTGGACTCCCCGGATTCGCACTTCTCGGCGATCTGGAAGGCGTCGGGCACGCGCCGGTCGGCGACATGCTGGAACAGGAACTTCTCGCGGTGCGGGGAGCGGGCCTTCAGCCGGGAGAGCAGCCGTTCGACGGCGGCGCCGATGCGCTGGGCGACGTTGGAGTTGGCGGCGAAGTGACGGGTCTGGGATGGAACGGCGGTCATGGCGCTCTAGAGTAACACATGATGGCAAATCCGAGCAAGATCACGAACGAGTGGTTGCAGGGCGAGATCCTGGACCTGTTCACCGAGGCCAAGAATGCGAGGCCGCTAGATCACGGGATCTGCGTGCAGTACCTGAATCTGCTGTTTCGGACGATGCCCGAGGAGGCGAAGCGGATGGAGCAGCCGCCGGAGGGTCGGCAGATTGCTGATGATCTCTGGAAGAAGGACAGCAAGAAGAAGCAGGAGCGGAAGCCGTGAGTTGCTGGCAGACGGCAGCGGAGCAGATGTGCTGGCGATGCCTGCGGTTTCCGTGGGACGGGCCGTGCGGGTGCAGCTACCTGGGCGCCGAAGACGTCGGCGACGAGGTGGTCAACGCAGTTCCTTTCGGAGCCAGCGGACTTCCCCTGGGGTGAGCACGGGGCCTGTCAGGCATTCCCAGTGTTCCCGCAGGAAGTCCAAGGCCAGCTTGGGCTGCTGGGCGAACGCCTTGGTCGGCCCGGTGAGTCGGCTGCCGCAGACCTTGCACAAGTAGGTGTTGGTGCCGTCTCCGGAGGGTGCGTAGCAGACGACCGTGGGGTGCTTCACGATCCGGTTTGTAGCATGGGCAAGTGAGGTTGTAGAGTGTGGGCATGCGAAAGCTGCGATCCGGAGAGGTCGACCTGAACTGGCCGGGCCATGAGAGCCGAAGTCGGCAAGCTCTGGTGATGGTGCGCTGCGCGGCGCGGACAGAGGCCGAGAAGCTGGTGGCGATGCGAAACGAGGCCAAGAACATGGCGAGAGACCGCAAGCGAGAGAAGGCCCGTCAGGCCATGACAGTCTACCTGGACGACCTCCTGTCCGAGCCGGAAGCACCCACCAACCGCGCCTTGGAGGTGCTGGAAGAGGTCCAGATCCTGCTGGCCAAGGTCTCCCCTGCGGAACAGAAGATCCTGAGTGCGTTGCTTTTTTCCCTGCCCACGCATGCCGAGGTGGCGGCAGAACTCGGCCTCTCCAAGCACACTGTTCGCGGGCACTTGAAGAACATCCGCGCCAAGCTGCGTCCGCCGATACAAACGTGACACAAACTCGACCCCCCACTTTTCGCGAGTGCGGTGTTTCTGTACTACTATGTTCTGTGAACGTGGGAACCGATCTGTGCGCCAGCATCACCACCACCACACGTAGCCAACGCCCATGACCCAAGACGACGACACCTACGGGATCTCCCCAGCAGACTTCGTTGCCCCCGCGATCTGCGCGCACTGCGGACATGCGCTGCACGGTGACGCGGGAACGAACGTGGTCAAGAAAGACGAGGGAGGAACGGGACTCCTAACCTCCTCTGGGACCCCCGTGGCCGCGTCCAGCTCCCCCGGTGGATGGGGTGGCACCCTGGAAGACTTCGTGCGGCTGTGGCCAGGGAGCGCCAAGGAGCTGGCGTTCAAGGCCAGGATGTCGCGCATGGCCGTGTGGCGGATCGTCAACACCGAGCACGAGAGATTGCCGTTGCACCATATGGCGCGACTACATGCGACAATCGTCCGCGAGCACCCTGAGGACGCGATGCCTACCTTGCACGCCTTGTGCGAGACGTGGAAGCGGCAGAAGTTTGGGTCACGCAGTATAGTGCAGGATTCGTCGGTACGATTTCGGGACGCTGCCTAGCTGAAGATTCCTGAGGAATCCTGTAGTCGAACACGTGTTCGATCCGTATAGGGGTTTCAGACGGTGAGCGTCCTGCGTGTGGTACGTGGGACGCGAGCCGAGCAACCGCCCGGAAGGGCAGAGAGGAGAACTAGCCATGAAACCCTCAAAAGACAACATCTACGTAGGAAGCCAGAACGGTAGCCACGTGGTTATCGGGCACCCATTCGGCGCTTGCCTCATCGCGTTCCATTGCTCCCTTGAGGAAGCTTTAGACGAGTTCGACGAACGTTTCGGCGAACGGGTCGAAGAGACCGATTCCGCCCTACAGGACTACGGAAACCCCGGAGACACCGTAGCGGAAAAGGTAGATTCGGCAATCAATGCCGGGGACATCCGTATCAACGACGGCGGAACAACGGTATGGGTAGATCCGCACGAATGGATGCGGACGTTCAAAGACGTTCGTGAGGCAATGCGTTGTTTCTTGGAAGGGTAGCGAGTTTTTCTGCATTTCGTGCGCGAACGATCCGCGCGAAGGATGAACTAGTATGAAGAACAACGTATGGGATGCCCTGGCCGACGTGTTCGTTGCCCGGCGCGAGGAACGCGACCGCTGGCTGACGCCGAGCGAGAAGGCTACTGGCCTTTGCCGGATCTGCGGCAACCCCGCTGCGAGCCCGTTCCGCCGCTACAAGCTCGACGGCAAGGTCGATGTCGGCTGCGTCGCCGAGATCCACACAGGGCACCTTGTCGTGCCTAGCGAATCGAACTGGTGGCACGAACGACCGGAAGCCCAACGCATGCGCCGGGAAGCCCGTCGGCTGCTCCAGGAATACCGGAAGGTGACCCGATGACCGCCCACAAGGAACCCGCGCCGGTGCCGCCCGTCTCGATGACATGGCGACCGGTCAAGCGTCCGTCCGGCGAGTGTTACGACGTTGCCAGCGAGAACGGCATCCGTTGCACGCCGTGGCCAGTAGCGAAACTGTGCCATGCTCGCGTGCTGGCTACGCTCGTCAACGGCACCCCGGACGATGGAAGCGACCGCGTTTCCATCCTTCGCGTCTACGCGATCAACAAGGCGTTCTATCGGTGGGAAGCCGTCGATCGGTCGCGCAACTACCCGGAAGCGGTCAAGGCGTGGAACGCCTACGTGCCGACGATCCAAGTCGTCGAGAACAACGGGCGCTTGGAAGCGATCCGCACGGATGAGGCCATGCTCGGCTGGCGTCCCTTGCCCGGCATCGTGCCGCTGATTTCGCCCGACGAATTCGCCGCCCTCTGGCGAGGCACGCACACGCGCCAGGACGTGGAATTGCCGTTGCCTGAGTCGCGGCTGGCCCGATTGATTGACGACGT